GTCGGTCAGTACGAGGTCGTGATGGACACCGGCCCGGGCTACAACACCAAGCGCCAGGAGGCCGTCGACGCCATGATGCCGCTCTTCGAGAAGAACGAAGAGCTGATGAAGACGGCCGGGGACGTGATGTTCCGCAATATGGACTTCCCCGGCGCAGAGGTCATCGCCGACCGGCTGGCAGCCGCCAACCCGCTCTCGCAGATCGACGAGAAGAGCGACGTTCCCCCGGCCGCGCAGACGATGATCAAGGGTTTGCAGGAGCAACTGAAGCAGGCGCAGGGCGCCATTCAGCAGCTCGAGGGCGTCATCAAGTCCCGCGCCGACGTGGAGGGCATGAAGCAGGCCGCCGAATCGCACCGCACCGATATCAAGGAAGCCGCCGAGACGCAGCGCAACCGCGAGGACAACCAGACATGGCTGCATGACGTGGCCGTCAAGTCGCATACCGCCCTGAGCGTCGCCGAGATCAACGCCGTGCGGGATCTGCTGAAGACCCGCGTCAACAACGAACACGACATGAAGACGCTCGACAAGAGCATGGCGCAGGAAGACAAGCAGCAAGCCGCAGCCGAAAGGACCGCATGACCACCGAGACCCCCGAAGTTCAGCAGACCCTCGCCGAGTACAAGGCCGAACGCCTTGCCCCACCAAAGGCCGAGGATCCGCCAAAGGTCGAGGAGGTCAAGGAAGAGCCCAAGGAAGAGCCCAAAGAGGAACCGAAGGCCGAGGACAAGGACGAGCAGAAGAGGGCGCGCCTTCAGGGGCGGTTCTCCGAGCTCACCGAGCAGCGCCGCGAGGCCGAGAAGCGCGCAGAGCGGGAGGCCGCGCGGGCCGAGGCAGCAGAGCGCGAGCGCGACGAGCTGAAGGCCAAACTCTCGCCCCCGAAGGAAGCAGAAGCGCCGTCCCCGAAGCCGGAGGACTACTCCGACGCCTTTAAATACGCCGCCGATCTCGCGGAGTGGACGGCGAAGAAGGCCGTCGCCGAAGATCGCAAGCAGCGGGAAGAGGACGAGACAAAGGCGAAGGCCGATGCCGAGTCCGCGAAACTCCAGAGGGCATGGAGACAGCGCCTGATCGAGGCGAAAAGGGAAACGCCCGATTGGGAGGATGTGGTCGCCGCGTCCGAGCTGGCGGTCAGCAATCCCGTGCGGGACGCCCTCATCGAGAGCGAATTCGGCCCGCGCATTCTCTACATGCTTGCCGAAGACCCGAAGCTGGTCGAGAAGATCAACGGGTTGTCCGTCCTGGGACAGTTGCGCGAGATCGGCCGGCTCGAGGCGCGATTGGAAAAGGCGGCAGACGAACCGAAGGAAGAAGCGCCCAAGCGTGTGAGAACACCCCCTCCCGAGCCAATCTCGCCCGTTCGCGGCGGGAAGGTGGCCGACGACCCGACGACGGGAGGCGGCGAGTTCAAAGGGACGTATGCAGAGTGGAAGGCCGCGAGGCAAAGGCGAGCCTGAGAAACGCCCCTTGCTTGAATATTTTCCGTTGCATAGAGTGACGACAGACGAGGTAAGCGCAGCCCTACTCGTCGGGCCTCGATAACAAAAGCGCACACGCCCACCGGAGCGTCATCCCGGGAACATTCGCGCATCTCCGCGTAATGAGACGGTAGCTAGTTCGCCGTTTTTCATCGACGCACAAGGAGACGCCGAAGTGTCGAACACCCTGCTGACCATCAGCAAGATCACGAACGAGGCCCTGATGGTCCTCGAGAACGAGCTGACCTTCGCATCGGAGGTCAATCGCCAGTACGACAGCCAATTCGCCCAGACCGGCGCGAAGATCGGCAACGTCGTCAACATCCGTCGTCCGGGCCGCTTCATCGGCAGCCTCGGGCCGGCGCTCAACGTCGAGGACTTCAACGAGACCTCGACCGCGCTGACCCTGACGAACCAGTTCCACGTCGATACCCAATTTACGACGCAGGATCTGGCACTGTCGATCGACATGTTCAGCGATCGGGTCCTCAAGCCCGTGATCGCGGCGGTCGCGAACCGCATCGACCGCGACGGCCTCGCCATGGCGACCAACGCGACGGCGAACATCACGGGTGTTGCCGGCACCCCGCCGACGGGTCTCCTGACCTACCTCACCGCCGGGGCCTTCCTCGACGCTGAAGGCGCGCCTCGGGATGGCAAGCGCGCGGTGGTGGTCGAGCCCTTCACGATGGCTGCGATCGTCGACTCTGCCAAGGGCCTCTATGCGCCCGAAAGCAAGATCGGCCAGCAGTACACCAAGGGCCTGATGGGTCGGGATACGACCGGCACCAACTGGAAGATGGACCAGAACGTCGTCTCCCAGACCTTCGGCAGCTGGGCAACCACGGTCGGCACGCTGACGGCGAACGCCTCGACGAAGGCCGGCATGCTGGCTACGGGCTGGGCGCAGACCTCGACCATCACGCTGACGAACTCGCAGACCCTGACGCTGAACGCTGGCGACACGTTCACGATTGCCGGTGTCTTCGCGACGAACCCGCAGAACCGCCAAGCCTACGGCTCGAACCGGCTCCGCAACTTCGTCGTGCAGTCGTCGGTCACGGCCGCTGCGGGCACGTTCTCGGTGACGGTTGCTCCGGCGATCATCTATGGCGGCCAGTTCCAGAACGTCACGATCCCCTCGGGCAGCGCGACGGCCGCGGTGACCCCGTTCTCGATCGGCGCGACGACTGCGACTGCGGTGGTTTCGCCGCAGAACATCCTGTTTCACCGCAATGCCTACGCCCTCGCGTGTGCCGACCTCCCGCTTCCGGAGGGTGTGCACTTCGCCGGTCGTGCTTCGGACGATCAGGTTGGTCTCTCGCTGCGGGTGGTTCGGCAGTACACGATCAACAACGACGCCATCCCGACCCGGGTGGATGTCTTGTACGGATGGGCGCCGCTCTACCAAGAGCTCGCCTGCCGCATCGCCTCCTAAGGAGTAGCAGAGATGGCAGCACCCAACAGCACCAGCACGACCAACCAGCAAAGCGCCACCACCGACGCGGCGCTGGTCCTGATCGCCAAGTACATCGGTCTTTCGGTCAATGCGGCCGGCGACTTCCCGATGACGCTCGTCGGCCCACAAGGCCGATTCGTTCCGACGACGGTCGTGACCACGAACGCCAACGTTACGATGGCAACGGCGACGGTCGGCATCTACACGGCGCCTGCTCAGGGCGGCACGGCGGTCCTCACGACCGCTGCGCTGACCGGCCAGACCACGAACGCGTTCGCCTATGTCCGCGCGGCCACCGCCGTCGCGGCGCAGGTGACGAGCTCGGGCGTCCTGTACGCCAACGTCGGCACTGCGGTGGCCGGCGGCACGGTGGACCTGTTCCTCTACGGCTACATCGTTGGCTAAGGAGTCCTCATGCCCGGAACCCTGACCTCTGGCGGGAACATCCTTTATGCGTGGCTGATCGCTCCGACCCTCACTCCGGTGGCGGTCGCGGCGAACACCACGGCAGAGCAGGCGTTTACCATCCAGGGCCTTCTCCCCAATGACATGGTGAGTGGCTATTCGTATGGCTCGGCGCAGACGGCCGGCCTCGGCATCGTCAACATGCGGGTGAGCGCGGCGAACACCCTGCAGATCGGATTCTCGAACTCCACCGCGGGCTCGCTTACGCCGGTCTCGGGGGTCTATTACCTCTGTCTCTGCCGGCCGGAGATGCCGGTCGCGCTTCTGCCCACCACGGCGGCCTGATGAGCGGCCAGACCCTCACGTTCCGCCCGGCGGGGCAGACGGTCGCTCTCTCTGTGGGCGCAACCTCCCACGCCGCTGTCGCGGTCAATTTCAACACGCCGGATGCGGCGAATTGGGTCTCGTGCATCAACGCTGGCGCGGTCGCGGTCGCGGTGCGTTTCAGCGTGGCGGGGACGGCGGCGACTCTTCCCGTGGACGGAACGCCGGGCGACTTCCTGCTCCCGGCGGCGATGCAGGTGCCGATCACGATTCCTCTTCCCAACGCGGCGCAGGGGGCGCCATGCCAAGTCACCGCAATCGGGGCCGCAGCGGGACCGACGCTCATCTACGTCACGCCGGTGGTGATGCAGCACTAAGACTCCGATGGCCACGCCCTACGACATTGTGAGCGGGGCGCTTCGGTCAATCGGAGCCCTCGAATCGGGAGAGACGGTCGACGCGGATGCCGCGAACGACGCCTTTGTTCTCCTCAACGACATGATCGCCGAGTGGTCGAACTCGGGGATGCTGCTCCCGTACAAGTCGACCATCGTCTTCCCGCTGGTGACCAACACCAGCACCTACACCATCGGCCCCGGCGGCACGATGGCCGGCGTCTTCACCGGATCGATCTCGGGAACGACGCTCACCGTGACCGGCCTGACCTCCGGCGCTCTTGCCCTCGGGCAGACGCTCGTCGGGACGGGCATCACTGCGGGGACGCAGATCACATCGTTCCTGACGGGTGCGGGCGGTGTTCTCGCGGCGGCGGGAACGTACAAGGT